GGAGCATTCATAAATCTGCTGGCCAGCCGTGGCTCCGGTCACGAAGGCCAACTCGCCAACTGTGCAGGTGCCAGGAAGTCCACCGCTCGTACTGACTACGATCGTCGGCAGTGTATGCGCCGCGCCAGAAAAATTCTGCGTTCCGGCGGTGTATGTGTTGCTCTGGTTTGTCCCTGCCGCATTAGTGACGTTGGCTGGCACGCTGGCGATCTTGCTCCATGCAACTGAAGTGAGCCAAGGGGGGTTCGCATACATCCCCGTCGGCAGCAGGACGTTTTCCAAGGAAGCTCCCAGCGCGCCCTCGATCCCTTCGATTTCCGCCGCAGCTTGGTTGATGTAGCTCTGGTCGATCCAGGCATCCACTGCGGCGCCGACAGAATGTCCGATAGCGGCTCCGTGCACACCGCGGCCGTTAGTACAAACATTCAGCGTGAAGCCCGCCGCCGAGCAGATTTGGATGACCTCGACATTCACCGTGCCGCCATCGATCGTGATCCAGGCTGGAGTGCAGAACTGCGAAGAATTGTTGACGGACAGGCTCGTCGACGTGCTGCCGATGGATGCCAGCAGGGTCGTATGGGCGCTGTTGCAGGCGACTCCCATCGTTTGATCGTTCGCGACAGCGGTGGGGAAAACCGGCCTCAGCGGATTTTGGGCCTGCGCTGCGGGCACGCCGAACAACAAAAGGCCAAAAAGGATCAGTTTCGAGAATCGCATACTCAATCACCATCCTTGGGGGAATCAGGTAGCGGCATCCAGTGCGATGCGCCATGTCCAGGGCACGCTAGCCCGTAGTCATCCAACTCATCAGTATTGGCAAAATAGGCAGGCAGTAATCCTGCTCGCTCTTCCGCGCTTGCACGCGCGATTCGTCCATTGATTTTGTACCAACCGACATCGATAAATGGCGATGGCCGCTCTCCTGTTGCGTTGTATGCGTACTTCGGCCAGAAGACGATAATTCGCGTCCCATCTTTTGGAGCGGTTTCGATTGATTGCCATTTCTGCTGCATAATTTAGGATCTTACAATATAGCAGGTAATTTTTCAAGCCCCATCTACACGATGTTGATAACCACGTTGACCGCCGAACCCTGGGCGGCCTGATTGTAGTCCACGGCGATATCCCCCGTCCCGAGAGAAAAGAAGGAGAGAGCGGCCGTCCCGCTGGCCGTCGCGTTCTGCGAAAGCGTAACGGTCGTTCCAGAGATTCCGCTGACGGTGGTACCCGCCGGCACGCCTGCGCCGGTCACTGCCTGGCCGACCACGATTCCCGCCGCGCTTGTAACTGTTATATCCGCACTGGCCGCCACCGTGATGGCCGAGGTCTGCGCAAAAATACCGCCAGACAGCGCGCCGCGGATGGAGAACATTGGCTGATCGGGATTCGGCCGGGCCTCGAGCGCGGCGCCATAAAGCTCCGAAAACACCACGCTCTCGCCGATTCCGAGGCTGTTCAAATAGTTGACGATGGCGGTTATGATCGCCGCCTCGGTCGCACTCGTAAACCCGGTGAGCCCGTGAACCGTCATGGACACATAGATCGGCTCGTAGCTCAGAACATCGAACCAGACCGGCATGACGATGCCGGGATTCAGCGGGTCTGCTACCTCTTCCATGGTCGTGCCGTTGATCAGACACCCGATGCCGTGATTATCATAGATGGCCTGAGCGATGGCCGCCGGATTGCCGCCTTCCGTCACGCATGTGATCGAGTGCGGCGGCCCGAGTTGCGTCGGCGCATAGGACAGAACCGAGAAATTCGCGCCGTTCTGTACTCCGGCGGAGCTTGATATCGTGAACGACATGCCGTCACCCGCCACCGTGGCGATCGTGTAGCCGACTCCGCTGATTGTCGCCGCATCGCCCACGTTCGCCGCGGGATCGAGCGGATATCCCGTCACGATTGCGACATCGACGCCGGAGGTGTTGCACACCCCATAACTGGCATTGTGGTTCTGATAGTTTTCGTAGGCGGTCGAGCGTGTCACGCCGGGCACGGCCGCGATGGCGCCCACGGTTCCCGCCAGCATGGTCAAACTGGGCTTCGCCTGAGAGATAAGCAGGCGCGCGCGATAGAGCGAATCCGGTTCGACCGCTTCGCCCGCTGTCGCCGCGGCTGAATTCGTGATGCCGGTCCAGCCGGCCGTCGGCGTCGAAATGGTGTTGATGTCCCCGGGGTTCGCAGTGATGACGCCGGGCTGCTGAGCAGTGGCCACAATAGTCACCGTGCCTGATCCGCCGATGGTCGCCGGCGAAGCGAGATTCCAGTAATTGCCGTTGGCATCGCGCGCTACCCCATTGGTGATGGTCGTTCCAGGAGTGCCAGACAGCGTCACTGAAGCTGTGGAATAAGAGAAAGACTTTCGCGCCACGCCAATCAGCCTTCCAATCAGATCGAGGCTCGTCCCGATTGCGGTTTGCGGATTCATCGCAAAGTAGACTGCCTGCATGGCCGCATTGATGTTCCATGCCATCAGCGCGCGGACTGCAATGTCTTGGTAGTCCGGCGAATCCGCGCCCAGGTAGCTCGCCTCACCGAAGATTGCCAAATACTGCGACACCAAGTAGGCCAGGATGTCGTTGTAGAGCGAAATGCTCAGACCCGTGGAAGAAATCGCTGGAGGACTGTATGGCATGTTGTTCAGCCTTGGTTGGTGAGCGAGACAACTCCGAATTGAGTTTGAATGGTTGCGGCGAAAGCGAAGTTGCGGCCGGCCGGCGCGTAACTCACAGACAGCGACACGATGCCAGTCACGTAGGGAGTTCCCAGAATCCGCTGGTGCAACATGAGCGTCACGGCCTGAACGGTGGTCGGGACGCCAAGTAACTGCTGAAAGATCGGCGTGCCGTCAGTTAAACTCTCGAACCATTCTCCTTGCAGAAAAAGCAGGCGGCTCCTGATGATCTGTGCGACGGCGTTCAGATCGGTCAGGAAATTGGACATGCCGGCGCCGCGGAGCGTGTCCCATGACGCATCGAGCGCGCGCACCTGGATCTGGCTCATATAACTCCGCTCGTCGGTCCACCGCCGGCCGGAGCGATATGGTAATGGTTCATAAAGATGCGATTGTCGATCTCGGTGATGGACCCGATTTTCACTTGCGTTGGCGCGTTGATTGTGACCTTGTCGGTGGCATTGACGGTCACATCGGGTGCCGTCACCGTGATGCCACTGGCGGCCAGATCGATCATCACCGTTTGATCGTCACTGCGGATCTGCATCGAGCTTTGCGAATAGCTGGCCAGTCCGCGCGGAGTTGAGCGAAGCCCGCAGATGGCAAACGCGTCGGATAGATCGTGGCGCCGCTGGGTGATCGGATTGTTTGCCGTCCCGCCATTTTGCAGCCATATATCGATGGCTGAATCGGCGAAGAGTAGAATGCATTCGTCGCCCTCCACTATCGGCGCGGTGACACTCCAGCCGCCGCCAGTCAGAAAAAACACCGGCACATCCTCGAGCAGCGGCAGGTCGACGGCTTGAGTCTGCATCGACAGTTCACTCTGGCTTGAGCTTTTCAAAACAAAGCTGCGGAGCGCCGGCTGAACCTTGACCTTCGCTGGCGGCCCGGGATTAAACGATTTCACAACCGCCGGCAACGCGACGTGCAGCCCTTCGAAGATCCGCTCCGCGAGTTGCAGAAATCGCTCGATGGACGGCGCGAGTCTTTGATCTGGCGAAAGCCCGAAATTCTGTGGCTGAGATCCCATTGGATTGAGTTATGCCGCCCCCGCTGCGGCGCCGGCCGCAGATTGAATCGCCGCGACCTGACCCGGCGTAAGCGCCCCGAGCCAGTTTGCAAAGAAGTCCATCGTGAGCGCGTTCACTTCGGTGTACCAGTCATCGCCGCCGCCGCGCGTATCGCCAAAATGCCGCACGCCCACCACGACGTAGGTCCCGGTTTGATTCGGCACGGCCGGCAGTCCGGAACCGTATTGGAACTGATACGCGTTAATGATCGTGCCCGGCGCCAACTTCACGATGCTACCAATTTTGACATCGCTGTCGAGCAGCACGCGGAACAGGACGCCCTGCTGAGTCTGCTCTGGCACGCCAATGAGAGTCGTTCTGATCGTCCCAGCGTTGGCGCTTTGGTTCGCATTCGATCCCGGAAGATTCGGCGGCCCATATGAGAAATCAGGTGGCGCGGCGTTCGCGACGCTGAAGCTGCGGATATTGAGTCCATTCGGCGAGATCCACCAGAGCAGGTTCTGCTGTTTGACGGTCTGCCGAATAATATCGCCCGGCCGTCCGTGAATTCCCTGCGCGCGCGGAAGCGTCGCCTGACTCAATTTCTGCTGCGCCTGGGCGTCGATGTTTTCGATTGGGATATTCGCTTTGGCGGGCGAACAGAGTTGAGTCAGAATATCGAAAGCAGTAGAGCCTCCCGCCACCGGAAACGACGCGAAGTTGAACATGTCCGAAAAGAGCGCCGTCACGCAACGCAGGATCAACTTATAATCCACCACATTCTCGCGCGTCCAGATCGGTTGAAAAACGGTTCCGGTGTAAATGAGACTGGGCCCAGGATCGAAAGCCCCGTCGGCCGACTGTTTGTAGCCGGCTGAAATCTTGACGGTGTTGCCCGCTGTGACTGCTTGGTTGAACTTCCACAGGTTGCCGACGTTCGGCGCGCCCGCGGCTACCTGGCCGGCAATCGAGTTGTCGAGGTTGTAGAGCGTGACCGTCGCGCGGCCGTAAGCCTGGAGCGCGTACATCTCAACCGTGAAGGTGGCGCGCAGCGCTTCACTGAACTGGTCGCTCGACACGACATACTGGCTGCCATCGGCGGTGTCGAGCTCGATTCGCCACGCACGCCCAAAGTATTGCAAGGGAGACTGTGCAGCCGCGCTCATCAGTTATCGCTCCACACCATGCAAAACCCCGTGCCGAGGTTCGTATCGTCCGGCCAGTCGGTGACCGCGCCAGACTGATTGATGAGATAGGCCGAACCGATCTGCATGTAATCATAGGGCGCCAGAATATTCGCGCCTGGCCAGACTCCGGTGAGCAGCGGAACTGAGGTCACGATCGGGTTTCCCGACTTATCCGCGATATCCATCACCCAAAATCCACCTTGGCTGTTGTAATGGAACGCGAGATTGAGAGTCAGGATCGTGCCGTTCACCGCCAGCGAGATCGTCATTGACTGGTTCGGCAGGACCGAGACTGGAATCAATTGATCCATTTCAGAGTAAACCAATCGAACCGAGCCCGGAGCTGGTGAACGATCCAGATCCACTGACCGCCGGGAACCCGCTCAGGCTTCCGGTGTAGTTCCCCATGTTGTTCTGAGTCTCGACCGAGGGCGGAACGGGGAGAATCTGAGTCTGACCGCCGGTCGTTTTCCCGGTGGTCTGCGGAATCGAAGAAGTCGCCGGTGATACCGAC